CTGATGGTCACCGTCGTATCAGCGCCAGACCCGGTCGCGGTCACCCCCGCACCGACGAAGTCGATCGTCGTGATGCCGCCCGCCGTGCCGACCGGCGTGCCCTCGTCCTCGATCGTGAGTGTGCCCGCCCCGCCGGTCACGTCCGCCAGTGCTCGCGTGATGAGTTGCATCCACGTGCGCATGGCCGGCGTGATCTGCTCGCCGCTCATCATGATCTGGTCAGGCACCGCGAGGTTAAGCGTCACAACTCAACCTCTGCCGCGGCGCCGGTGATGTTCACCTGCATGTACACGGGGCTGATGGCGAACTTGAACACCCACTCTCGCGCTCGACCCAGGCGCCGCCAGATGACCCGCGTCGCGTAGTCGCCCAGCAGGCCGGTCGCTGCGGTGATCGCACTGGAGAACGACTTGCCGCCGTCCTTGCTGACGTACAGCGACACCAGTTCGACGTTGTTGTCGAGCGCGACGCCGGTCTCCATGTGCAGGACCAGGCGCCAGATGGTGATCGGGTTGCCGTCGGAGAAGATGCGCCGCGAGACGATCTCGCGCGCGATCGTCGTGCCGGCGTCACTGAGCGAATCCTTGTCGATCTGGTACAGCGTCCCGCCCGTGTAACTGAACACCAGCGGGATCTGCGACAGGGCCACGCGGATGTTGGCCAGGTGCCGCGCGCCGCTCGTCGTCGCGAAGCTCCACCCGATCGTGTCGTACACCAGCGAGATGCTGCCGACGTTCAGCTGGTAGAACGACTGCCCGTCCATCACGTAGCTGAAGCCCGTCGCCGACGAGATCGACGACTGCTCGTTGATCTGGTAGGCCACCTCGGGGTCGTCCACCGGCACCGCGGTGTAGCCGTTGAGCTTGATCACCCGGTACTCGCCGAGCTTGTTGCGCGCCAGGAAGATCAGCCCGGTATCGAATGGCGCTACCGCTTGCGCGGAGGAGCACCCCCACTCGATGCCGGCGCCGCCGATGCGCACGTACGCGTCCGCCGAGCTCGCCGCGTTCGGGTTCGGCGCCCAGAACTCCACGGTCATGTCGCCCATCAGCACCAGCGAGCCGTGGTCGCTGAAGACCGCTACGAGGTTGTCGGTCTCACTTTCCGCGGTGGCGAAGTCGAGCGCATCCCATGCCTGCCCATCCAGCAGCGCGGACCAATAGAACTGGCCCGAATTCGCCTTGTTGACGATGAACCGCCCCGCCAGGTAGCAGATCGTTGCCGGCGTGGCTGGGAACTGCGCATCGGTGATCTCCGTGAGCGTTGTCGACGCTGGCGTGTAGGTCCAGCCGTCGGTCCCATCGACGATGCCAATCTGCGTGCCGTTCCATGCCATGCTCACCGGGCCGCTCGACGTGTTGAGCGTGCCGCGGCTGGTCACCGAGTAAGCCGCCGTCGTGCTGTAGAGCGTGTTGCCGTGCACCGAGTAGGTGACGTTGTTGACCGAGATCGCGCCGCGGCACACGGCGCTGCCGTAGCTTCCCGACGACACGCGCGACGTGAGCCCCGGCCGCGGGGCCAGCCAGAACGGACCCTTCTCGGGATCCTTCGACTGCGCCAGGAACATGTTCGTGCGCTTCTGCGCGGACACGAACGGCACCTTGTTCGGCGCCCCAGTCCCGAACAGCTGGATGGTACTTAGGGCCATGCGCGGATGTCGTAGTCGCTATCGCCCGACATGATCGTGTCCATGATCAGCGGGCGGTAGTTCATGTTCTCTAGCAGCATCTTGCTCTCGCGCGCGGCCAGCACCAGCGACTGCGTCGGTTGCGCACCGAAGCCACCGAAGCCGAGCTCCACCGCCAGGTTGGTGACGATCGCCTTGTCGTAGCCGGGCGGCGTCGCCACCGACGTGCCGCCCGATAGCGTGCCGGTGAGCGCGCGCTGGCAGTTGAGATACGCGACCATCGCCTCCGACGGCACCGGGTAGAACTCGAACGTGCCCGCCGTCATCGCCGGCTCGTAGAGGAAGACCTCGGGGATGCCCTGCGTCGTCTTCGTGCCGATCGTGTTCCACTGCGAGCGGGTGATCCGCCGCAGCGGGTAGTCGACGCCGCTGGTCATGCGCACGAAGCCGTCGCTCCTCACGTCCATCGGACGGGTCGCGGTCGACAGGTTGGCCGTCGTGTAGCTGCCGTCCGCCGCCGTCAGCGTGATGGTCTCCTCGGTCAGCGCGTACACCATCAGGCCGTCGACCGACCACGAGTCGAGCATCCGCTGGAGGATGCCCAGGGCGAGGGCCGAGTCGGCCGTCGTCAGCGCCGCGTCGGCCTGGCCGAGGATGCCGGCAGCGTACGCGGCGGCATTGATCAATTCCTGCGCGGTCATGGCTTCCTCGGGTTATCGCTGGCACTGCCGCCGGGCTGGCGCAGCAGGAACTTGTGCAGGTTGCCGCGGTACACCTTGTCCTTGGTGTTGTGGTCCAGGCCGAGGTTCGGCACCGTCCAGATCTCGCCACACTTCTCGCGCCAGCGGCGCGCGAACGAGTAGTCCTCGCCCCACCATATGCGCTCGTGCACGCCGTGGTTGAACAGGTCCACCGACGGGTTGTAGCTCGGCCCGTAGCAAAGCTCCGGGTAGTGGTACATGAACGCGTCGACGGCTTCCTTGGTGAGCTTGAGAAAGCCCGCCGGGATCAGCTTCGAGCGGATCGCGCCGTCGCTCTTGCGCGTGTCGGCAACGTGCGCTGCGTTCGTCTCCAGCGTACCCATGTAGATTTCTTCGTCGACCTTCGCCCGGTAGGTGCCGGCGACCACGTCGCCCTCGGTTTCGATCAGCGTGAGCAGATCGCGCGGGTCGTCCCACGACACGTCGTAGTCGATGAAGACGATCACGTCCGCCTTCGCGTCGAGTGCTGCACGCAGCATCGTCGAGCGCGCCGACGAGATGTACGGGTAGCCGAGGATCTGCGCGTAGCCCTCTTCCCACCCGGCCGCGGTGATCAGCGGCAAGGATGCCTCCAGGGACCGAATGTAGGGCGCCGTCGGGCCTGACAGTGACGGAGTACAGAAGACAACCTTGCCTTTGCTCACTTGAGTCCCGTTGCCATCAGGTTGTAGTAGCTCATCCGCTTGGTGTCGACGGCGAACCCCGCCGCCTCCATCGCCGCGCGCAGCGTGCGCTCGACGAAGCCACTGTGATGGGCCATATGCGGGTGATCCGGGATCAGCCGCGCGTCGCCGTAGTACAGGTGCAGCCCAGTCAGCGACGACCCAGGCAACACCTCATCGGTCGCCGGCACGCCCTCCAGATCGGGCACCAGCACGACCGCCATGCCGCCACGTCGCAGCACCCGGTGGAACTCCGCCAGCGCCACCGGCACCTCGTGCGGGTACAGGTGCTCCAGCGCGTGCGTGGAGTACACAACGTCGAACGGGCCAACGTCGCCCATGTCGGTCATGCTCGCGACGATGTCGGGCTTGACGCCAGGGTCGATGTCGAGCCTCACCACGCGATAACCCTGCGCGGCCCACTGCTCGCCCTCGTCAGGTCCACTGCCTGCTACCAAAACGGAACGGGGCGACCCGAAGGCCGCCCCGCATTGCGGTGCTACGCTGCGCCCTTCCACAGGCCCAGCCCGGTCAACGTCGCGGTGACTTCGACGATCCAGGCCGTCAAGCTGGCCGCGACCGTGATGTTGGAAGCCACAGAGACCACCGACGCGCCCTGGATTGCCGCCGCGCGTTGCGTCACGGGCGTCACCCCGTAGAACGAGATCTCGGCCGACACGTCCTTACCGAACGTGGTGCCGTCCTCGTGACCGATGTCGAGAACTGCTGCGAATGCCATGATTGGCTCTCCTGTTTAGCCGTCGTTGTGGATGCGGGCGGCGAGTTGCGGACGGATCGCCTTGTAGCCGTACAGCACGTCCAGCCGGCACGGGAAGCTGCGATCGCTGATCTGGAAGTCGCGGACCAGCGAGATGCTGATGCCGTCCACCACTTCACGCTTCGCCCAGTCCACGCCATCGGGCAGCGGCAGATCGGCAGTGACGAAGGCGAACGCGTCCTTGTGGAACGCGAGCGACTGCGTCAGCGTCTCCGACGCGCCAGCGCCGACCTTCGTGATCGCCTTGCTTGCGCCGGCCGACACGATGGTCACGTTCTGACGCGCACCCGACGTGGTCGGGGCCGGGCTGACCGACAGGGAGGTCGCCGACGTACCACTGTCGGCCGTGACCACGAACTGCTGCGCCACGCCCGTCGACACCTTCGTCTCCGGGTGCACCCTGTTCACCCCGGCGATGGTGACAACGTCGCCGATGAGGAACGAGGTGGTACCCGTCGCGATGACCAGCGTCCCCGAGCCCGACGTGATGCCGGTCGACGTGTTCATGTCGTAGCCGGTCGTCTTCGCCGCCGTGCCCGTGGTATGCGGGACCAGCAGCGTGTTCTCGTAGATGCCGTCGAAGCCCGCCGTCTTGCCGATCTTACCCTCGCGGTACTGCGCGCTGATCTTCTCGGACTCGTGGAACAGGCCCTTGGTGTCGATCATGAACTTCGTCGCGTGCCCCGTGTTCATCGTCATCGTGCGGGGCGAAAGCGGCGCCAGGTTGTCCGTCAGCAACTGCCTGGCGGTCGACACCGACGTGAACGAGAACGCCGCAGCGTCGCCGTCGTACAGGTTGTACACCTGCTTGTACATGTTCAGCGCGTCGGCCTCGATGTTGGCCGCCAGAACCGACACCGCCGGCTCGATGATGCGCGTGCTGAAGTCGTCCAGGCTGAGTGCCAGTTCGAGCGACGTGAAGTTCATGTCCACGCCCTTGACCGTCGACATGACGAGGTCCACCGACGTTTCCGTCGTGTTCTGCGCGGCCATGTTGATGCCGGTGCGAACCGTGTACTCGTTGGGCAGGCGGACCTTGAGCGTGTCGCCGATCTTGGCGCCGGTCTTGGCGTAGGAGTCGTCGTACTGCCGGTCGACCCGACCGATGAAGTTGAGCTTCTGGTGCAGGATGCGCGCGACCTCTCGCGTCACCTGCGTGGGGGTGAGAA